GCATACCCGCAACGGAAAGCCCGCTGTAATGCAGAAATTGAGATTGCCCCATGCGCCGCCGCCAGAACGGCAGCTTGATCGAAAAGAGAATTTTTCATGACGGTTTCCATTCGTCTGTTAATCGGTTGCGCCGGCTTATCTGACGGTTTGGAAACCAGACAGCCCGACACGCGGAAACCATCTTGCACAAAAACGCTGAATGTATAAAGCGTAAATTCGCCTTCTCCCCCATCAGGATTATTTGCACCTACCCGAAGGGAGTATGACGATATACTCCCTTCGGGTTATTGACATGCGCAAAAAAGCCGGGACGAACCCGGCTTTTTCATTTCTGCTTCCCGTTATCGCTTTTTCAAAAAGCGCCCGGTTTTCTTGCTTCGCTTTTGCCTTGTCATTTCACATCCCCCATGCGCCTTAAAAGCATGCCATCGATACGCGCATGCGCCTCAGTTGCGGACTTTATCGCGTGTTCCGCCTTCTCATGCAGCCGCGCTAAATCGGCCCGAATTGCGGCATAGATTGCCGCCCCCGACGTTGCGCCGCCGATAGCAATAGTCACGACTTGCAGCATCCAATCAGGCATCAAAATGCCCCCGCCCCGTGTCTTGATCCACGCTCGAAACCTTAACCGGCACAAGCTCAAGTTTTGCTTTTGTTTCCGGCACAAAAACTGCCGCCGCGCCCGCCATTGCCGCCAGCAATTGGATTATTGCCTCAACCGCCCCTGGCGGCATGTTGACGCCGAACAGCGCCAGCAATACGGAAATGCCAGCCCACGAACTAGCTTCTTTTAATCTGTTCAACAATGCTTTCCACATATCCGCCCCTACCAGTTACCGGAGGCACCATTGCCGCCGAATGTGCCGCCGCCGCCAGCGGGCGGATTCTGTTTGCTGGAAAAAAGCCAGCCCAGGAACTCACCAGCCGGGCACGCCGCCGATGCCGCCAGCTTGTCGCCCGCCGCCTTCGCCCGCATACAGGCCGATTGTTCTGTTTCTGGAATTCCGATCATTTTTCCGATGCCAATCACCGTTCCCGCAATCAAGCCGTCAACCAACCCGACAACCGCCCCCGCAACTTCCTTAGCTGCGCCCGCTGGCCCCCTGGCGACGATATACGCGCCCGCCACGATCAGCACCGCGCCGCCCGCAATTGCCGCGCCCTTGGTTAGCTTTACTTGCGGAATGTTCATGTGATTTTCCCGCCGCCCGGCGTGTAGCCCGGTATTGTTTGCCATTGCGAAGCCGGCGCACGATTCGACCACCAAACCGCCGCAACTAACGCCAGCCCGATTGCGATTTCACGCGCCCCGATTTTCATCAGATAAACCCGCCCGTCGAATAAATGCCGCCGGGCGAATAGGTATAGGCATTCTCATAGGTCGAATTGAATGCCGCGTCCTGCGCTGCAATCATGGCGTCCTGCTGACTGCCCGGCACCGTCCATGCCGCGCCCTGATTTTTAAGGCGCATCAGCATGAAGATTCCGACCGCCGCCGCTGCACCTAGTACGATATTTTTTGAAGTCATGATTTGTTCCGTTCCTATAATTTAAGCCCCACACCGACCGCCCCCGACCATGAAAACCGCCGCCGCTTTACTGCTTTCCTTCTTTGCGCTTACCGCCGCCGCCGCGCCTTGCAAGCCGCCAAAAATCATCGGCCTGGATTACCACACGGCACGCGCCATGCTCATCAAGGCCGGATGCTATCCGGTGCACCAGACCACCGAATCAGACGGCGGCAGACCGCGCCCCGAAGATGCTGAACTTCTCGGCTATCACGAAGCCACCCATTCCAGCCAAGGAAGCGCCGGGCGGCGGTTTCATTTCCCCGGATTTACTGTTTACGCGAACGGATGCGAAGACCTCACAGACCGCCGTTTCAATTGCATTGTTCGCAGCATTGACCATCACTGACCCCTTGCCAGCGTTCCGCCGTAACTCTTGAAAACCGCTTTGTAATGTGCAACCGACTTTCCTTGCTGGATCATCTTTTCCGGCTTGAAGCATTCCCACTCATCAGGCAGCCTTGAAATTGCCGTTTCAATATCCCCACGCATGACAGCAGGCAAAGCGCCTCGATATGCAAGCAAAGCTAGAGCCACTTTTTCTTGATTCACTGGCGACATGATCCCGTTATCTCCCAGGCCCCTAAATTTACTCATGTGCCCCCAGGTTACATACCTTGCCTGAAACGCCCCCGCCGCCGTTGATGTTCCCGGCAAAACCTTTTCATTCGGGTGCGGAATCTCAATAAGGTCTTTTTTGAAACCGTTTTCCTTTTTGTACAGCTTGCCGCCGTTCATCATGTAATAAGCGTCCGGCGTTTGACTTGATTCGCCATCGCGGATTGTTCGCATGAATGCCATGACTTGCGGATCAAAGCGAAGCTCATCCGGCACTTTTCCGGCGTTGTTCCAGTTCACCGATTCAAACGACTTTGACAAGTCCAATTCAATTCCCCCATTGACCGGCGTTAGGCTTGCATTCAGAAATTCGCCAAGCCCCCACGATTCAAGTGTTTCTTTTCGCCCCATCATGACCCAGGCCAGCAACCCGACCCCGGCACCTATCGCTAGAACATGACTGTTATTCATTTTGGATAGATGATTTTGTAATAGTTGCCATCGCGGAAAATGTTGTACGGCTCACCCTTGCCAACCATTACCGCCCTATTGCCATCATCAAAAACGAACTCTTTCACCCCTGGCTTATAAGCCCCCGCCAACGGCGCAACACTGACCGCAACCGCGATACCTGGCTGCACTGCCGGCGTGCTTGGCGTGAAACTTGAATTAATCGAGTTCACCGCCGCTGTCACATTCGACCCGACAGCAAAAACGCTATCGAAGAAACTTGGTGCGCTTGGCATTTCCGGCACTTCCGAAACTGGCAACCCAGGCGCGGCGATTGCCGGCTTGTTGAAAAGCCAGTAAAGCGCCCCGCCCAAACCTGCCAGCATCAAAGCTTTATTCATTTCAGCTTAACCCGTTCCGCTGCTGCTTCCGTTTCTTTCGCTACCAAACTAGCAGGCGCATTCGCCCCTGCAATGCCAATCAAAGATTCTCGAAGTAGCCGGCTCATGCCGGTTATACGGTCAATTTCCAAAAGCTTTTCCGCTGCCGATTCCGCCGCCGTTTTTGGCACTTCTACAAACTCATTGCCGACCCGTTTTTTCAGTAGTACAGAATAATCTTGTACCTCAAAGATATTCGCGCCTTCTATTGGCCTTTCGCTTTCGACTACGGAATCAACGATTCCGGCTTGGTTAATCCTGGCGTAGAAAGTCATTAGTAATACTCCACCAACTCAAAAGAAACGTTCACGGCTACCGCAACATTAGGCTGTCTGGTTGCTGTTACCGTTGTTCCTGATAAAGATAGTCGGCAATATGACGCATCAATTGCCGCGCCGCTTGGCATAGTAATTCCCGCCGAATATAGGGAATATTTCGCTCCTACTGCCGTAACCGTTGCCGTTGCCGCGGAGGCGGTTGTTCCTGGAAAAACAATTACTCCGCGCTGAATGCTTTTTACTATGCCGGTCATAAGTGACGCCGGTTTTGCAACCGTCGCGTCAGCCGCCCGCGTCGACATTGCCGCGTCCAAATTCGCAAGCCTTGCATCAGCCGTTGCAGCCCGCGTCGACATTGCCGCGTCCAAATTCGCAAGCCTTGCATCAGCCGTTGCAGCCCTGGTTGAAATGGCTGCATCCAGATTCGAAAGCCTAGGATCATTTGACGATAAAGCTCCCATTTTTTACCCCGTCACTAAAACTACGTTCGGATTGCTTGCAATCGACCCAATTGCAGTAATCGCATTGCTTGGCACCGCCGCATCTAATAGCAGGCTTGACCCTGGCGGAATTTTTACGCCGTTTAGCGCCGTCGCGGTTGCGCCTTGAAGGTTGACGTAAATAATCCCCGTCGCATCATTGTTCTGGATCAGCAAAAACTTTCGGCTTGAATTCGCAGTCGCAATCGTCGCGCTTGCCGTTGTCACCGTTGCTTGTGCGCTATTCATTGATGTTGCAGCCGCAACCGATACCGACCCGCCCACCTTGGCGCTATCCGCCGTTGTACCGTTTCCGATCAGGATTGAAACTGTTTGATTCGACCCGTCTGAATGCGAAATAAGTAGCCGATTGAACTTGGTTAGCCGGCACGCATCGCCTTGCTCAAGCTCAAGAAATTCCCCCGTATCCGGGGCCTCAACCCGCACCGTTACCAGTGCCGATTTAATCCGCACATAGTCACCCACTGCGCCAATGTCGAGAAAGCTACCAGTCGGGACAATCAAAGTCATTTGACGCATTTTTTGTTACCTCAAAATCATCACGGCACCGACCAAACCCGCCGCAATCAAAAGTTTTTGTGTCATATCTTTAGTTAGTTCGCCAGTTGCTTCCGTTGAACTCACCATTGCCAGAGAATTACTTTTCACTGCGCCAAGCACGCCGCTTAGTTGGTCTTGAGTTCGCTGCATCACATCAGCCGCCAATTTGCTCCCCGAATCGATTGACAGCTTTGCAGCGTTGTATGAAGCGTTGCTTGCCGCAACCGAAGATCCATAGGCCGAATCCGTCGCAAGCTTTGCCGCGTTGAATGCCGCGTTACTTGCCGCAACCGATGATCCATAGGCCGAATCCGTCGCCAGCTTTGCCGATCCATAGGCCGAATTTGCCGCCGCGCTTGCTGCGCTCATTGCTGCAATGCTTGACGCCTGAGAAGCCGCCGCCGCCGCTGCGTTCGCAGATTGGCTTGATAAAAGCATGGCTTGCAAACTCGCCGCTGATTGCAGCGTTGCATTCGTCATTGAATTGTTTGCAATGGCCGAGTTCGCCATCATGGCCGCCTCCGCCGTTGTCCCCGCCATCGATACGGCAGACTGACCCAGGTTTAAGCCGCCCTGAACCGCGCCAAAATCATTCAACTGGTTGACGATCGAAACCGACCCCGAATTGCCGGTGACATTGTTCGCCGCGCCGCTGCTTAGCTGCTGGTTAATCGGTGCGCTTGTGCTACTCGATTTACTGCCCATTTATTCGCCTCTCGTATTGCCTGGAAATGCACTGCCAACCCGCTGATTCGTGCATTCGCCACATTCCCGGCTTTTCTGCGCTGCATTCAAGAAAATCCGCGCCCGCGCCCTTGGCTACTTGTTCCAGATCGAGCAGCCCCGCCGCCAGCCCATAGCCGGCGTATGCGTGCACCAAGCAGACAACTTCGCCATTCGCCCGCCGCCGCATTTCCACGATCAGCCAGCCCGAATAATTCAAGCCTTCGACCCTGAATAGCTCGCGTTCGCCCTGATTTATCGCCCGAATGGTTTCGTCAATATTGCCGACAATATCCCCAAGCGCGTTCGCTGCAACTTGGTTCCAAAAGCAGCGCACCCAGGCCATTTACCGCGCCTTTTTGATAACGATCAACAGCAACAGCGCCGCCGCCGCCAGTGCGACCGGAGTTACCCAGGCCGAACCCGTTTCCGCCGCCTCCACCCCTTGCGGCATGAATGCGCCGAACGTTACCGGGCCATTTGTGGCCGGCGCTGCTGCGCTGCTAGGGATTGCCCCGAGCAGACTTGCCGCCGCCGCAATAAATTGGATCATTTCATTACCCGGTAAAGCATTAGCCCGGCCCCGAGCGCCGCAATGAATATCATGGGCTGAACCCAGGCCGCGCCGCCCGCTGCACTCACCCCTTGCGGCATGAATGCGCCGAACGTCACCGCGCCATTACTTGCTCCGCCCGAACTGCTGCTACTGCCAGACGGCGCACCACCGAACAGACTTGCCACGCCCGACAGCACGCCGCCCGCCGTTGGATTGAATGCCGCTTCCTGCGCCGCCAGCATGGCCGACTGCTGAGAACCAACATCCGTACCCCATGCGGTTTCAAACATTACTTAACTGCCATCCAGACGACGACAGCCAAACCCAGTCCAGCGCCCGCCGCCAGCATCGGATTCGCTTTTACCCAATCAGAAAAACTCTGAGCAGGTTTCACCGTCGCCGCTGCTTGTGCGTTTTGAGATACCGCCGCAGTCTGCAATGCCATGTTCTGATTATTCAGTTCAAGGAACCGAGTATTCAGTTTCGTGGCCTCATATTGCCCCCACAGACTGAGCAAGTCCGATGCCGTTGCTTGCAAGCCGCTTGCCGTTTCAGTGATAAGCGACATGGGTTAAACCCCCTGCAGCGTATCCAGCACTTCCGCCACAATATCGACAGCGCCCGAAGTGCCGAGCGTCATTTTCACCCGGAAGTCTGACAGTTGCGAAGTGTCGAGAGATTGCGCCAGATCGCCATCCGCAATAAAGTCAATATGGGTAGCTTTTGCAGTAATCGGCAAGCGTTGAACCGGGCTGGCCTCTTTTTGCGTGCGCTCAATCACGGCCTTAGTGCCATCAAACACTTTGACCTGATTCGCCGTCACTTCGACCGCGTTTACATCGGCTTTGAACAGATGCACCACGGAATAAAGCGGGCCGCGAGGCAACTTGTCGATCTCAACGTCGCCCGAAACTGCCGAGCTAAACGGGTATTCTCGGATTTTGAAGAACAAGCCAAGCGGCATCGGTTGCGGATCAACTTCCGCATGACAGGTAATCGCCAGATCAACCGGAGCAGCGCCGACAATGTTTAACTGGACATGGAAGGTTTGAACGTCAGCCGTTCCCATACCCGGCGCACGACGCCAGACGGCATCAAGCAATTCTGCACGCTCAAAGTGAATTGCGAACTGGTTAAAGGTATCCGCGCCGCGCTTGTAATATGAATTTATATCGACAAGGCGCGTCAGGTCTTTGTAAGTCTGAACGACTTTGCCATCGACAAGCACATCGATGCGGCCAATATCGGTCAAGTCCAAGCCTGTACCTGTTGCGGAAAAGATCAGCCGGCGATACGTCGGGCCAATCGGGAGTTCAAGCGTAGCGATTGCACCCGCAGCAACACGGGACAAGCTAGGCATTCTCAAAAGTTTGCGCGCCATGTTCGCCGCCCCTTAAACGTAGTCTTTGACGAACGGAATTTGCTTGGCAGCAATCACGCCACCAACGCCGAGCGCCGCCGCCTTGATTGCTTGGTTCGGGCCGAATTTATAGGCCGCATAAACGATCGCCGCAGCAATCCCTAGATTCATCAATTTACTGGTATCCATCTGTTCCCCCATCGGAAAAAAGTATTCGTAACCGGCCCCACGCCGCGTTGATGAATGCTTGGTTTTTTCCCGCTTTGGTGGAATGCTCAGTAACCGTTACCGTTACCGGGAAAACTCGCCAAATCTGGTATAAAAATACTAGGCAAACAGGCGAAAAAAAGGCCGGTAAAGATACCGGCCAAATGGCCCGCCGTTGCTTGCTTGCCAAGGAGTTTAAAATTTCAGTTTGCCGCGCTCGATTTCCCCCGTTACCTGATACCGCACGAACTCAAGCGGCTGCAGCCCCACAAGCTCATCAGCCGGAACTCTTGTTTTTCGGCTCATATAGGCAATGTCATCGCCCGAACTCATGCGGAACAGTACGAACTCGCTTGCATTTCCTATAGCGGTTTTGTCCGCTTCCGCCCATCGCTGAGAAATTGCGTAGATTGTGATTCCCCGTTTTAGCCCGCGCCTAAGTAGCACGCCCCAGGCACCCGGCGCTTTTGCGCTGCTGGTCACGTCCGCGAGTTCTTCCGCAACCACTGAGCAAGGCCCGGCATATCGCCCCCAAAACTGAGCGCACCCCGCCCAAAAATCGAAGGCTTTCCGAATATCGCCGCCAGCGACAAAAGCCAGCCTTGCCGGCCCAGGCTTTTGCACCGCCTCGAACAGATCAGCCCGCCGCGATATTCGCCGCCACCCTGGCAAGCGCCCCCACTGGTCTTCAGGATCCCAGGCAATCAACCGCTTTTCCGCTTTCACCTGTTTTGCCGTCCATGCCGTCTTGCCGGAGCGTGAAGCGCCGGCAATCACGATTAGCCGACCGTCAAGCGTTTCCATGAACATCAGCCATTGGCACGAAAGGCACGCTTGCGACAGGCTCACCGGATGAGACAGGCTCACCGGATGAGCTAGGCTTTTCCGCCTTCGCCGCCGCATCCTTCCGCGCCGCCGCCGCCGTTGCCAGCACCAACGGCCCGGCATACATCAGGAGCGCCAATTCTTCCACCCCGGCACCATTGCCCAGGAACTCAAGGATTCGCCCGCCCCAGGCATACTTGCTCAACACCGGCACCGCCTTTTCTGCAAATCCTCGCGCCGCGTTCTGGTTCCATACTTCCGCCACGGACGGAAAACCCGCCACGCCCGCCACCATGCCGGCGATTTGGATTGCACCCGCCAGCGATTCAGCCGGCGTTACCGCTGGCACTTGTTCCTGTTCTGGATCCTGCCCAGGTAACGCCGGCTCATCAGCCGCCGCCGCCGCCAGATATGCAAGGTCTTGCGCCTGTTCGCTGCTTATTTCTTCCGCTACCGCTTCCGCTTTTGCCATGTTCAAAGCCCCATTGAAAAGCCGCTGGATTTTTCAACCCTGGCCGGCTTGATTGTTTCCGTTACCGTTACCGGCGAAGCCGCGATTTTTTCCGCTGGTTTTTCGGCTGGCTTCTCCGGTACGGCACCCGCCATTCCCGCCCGCAACCCCAAGCGGGCTGAACCTTCTACCGTTCTAGGGAAATATTGCGCGTTGCACTCCGGGCACCATCGATAAAGCAGGCCACTTTTCGCCCGCTTGACCTCCGCACCGGATAGCCCGCACTCCGGGCAATCCATCACCCCGAGAACTTCACGCTTCGCCATCGCAATCCCCTATGTCAATCAAGAATTCCACGCGTTCGAGAGCAAGCGCGAGATTTTCGATAATTTCCGATTGTTGTTTCAGGATCGAAACCACGAAGGCCGGCAACATCTTCGCCATCGGGTTTTTGAGTGCGTCTTGCACCTGAATATTCAGAAAAACAGCCCTCTTTGCCAGCGTCATTTCCTGCAATTTCCTCTCCTTGCGTACAGTTATTTCCACGAGTCCGAGAACCCCAAAAACCCGCCCCAACATCAACAGTCCGCCGCTTGATTTCCCAACGGCCCCTATCCGAATCAAAAGAACGGCCAGCCAGCGCGTCAAACACCCCATAAACAGCGCCCGCCGCTTCTTCCCCATACCGTGACAATGGTGAAGGGTGGACACCCCGCACCGCGTCCCACCGTTGTCCTGATTGCGTCTTCGCCAGCGTTACCCGCAGTTCATCGCGCTTTACCAACGGCCCGCCCTGAACTTCGACATACCGCCGCCAGTTACCCGCCGCGCCCAACTCGTCATGCCCCTTTAGCGTGCCGCAATCCGCCGCCGCCCTGGCGGTTTCAATGGTTACTGTGTAACCGTCACTTTCCGGCAATCGGCGCAGTTCACGCCACACGCCAACCGGAGGCCCGCCAACCTGCTGAAACTGGCGAATTCCCCAGGTAGAAGCCCACGCCTCGACCCGATGCGCTGGCGTGATTTCCGCCCGTTCCACGCCTTCCAGATCGCCTTGCACTTGATAGCCGCCGCCTTCGATGTTTTTTGAAACATACTTGGCGACATAGCCCGCCGCCGAACCCCTGGCAGGATCAATCGCCACGAACTCGACCCGGTTTTTTGCTGCGCCTGGCTCATCGCCATCTACCCTCAATGCATGATCCCGAATCGACCCGCGCAACACTTCCACCTGATGCGCCGCCACGAACAAAAGAATGTGCCAATGTGGGCACCCGTCATGGTGCGGTTCTGCAATGCGGAATCCATAGGGCCGAACATCCAGCCTAGCCAGTTGCGCCCGGATCCGCGCCCAAACGCCAGACAGGTATTTTTGCGCCCCCCTTGGCGTTGATCCGTCATGCTTTGGATTGACCTCGACCGCGCCGCCTTCCGCCACCCGTTGCGCATGAAACTTGGATGGACAGGTTAGGGTTATGAATTCAGCCGCATGACCCAGGCCCCGCGCCACCAGCTCGAAGCCTCCAATTCGCGTCATCAGTTCGCCGCGCCGAATGCGCGGATTCGCCACGCTTAACTCTGCAATCTTCGCCAAGTTCAACACTTCGCCTGTATCGATGTTCACCGCGTCCATCGCTTCCAGATTCAGCGCATTCCGCCGCCGCTGCTGGCCTCGCCGTTCTACCGTCGCATTCGAAGCGTAAATTTCGGCCTTCCGATGCACGAACCCAAGCCGGATTGCTGCCGCCTCAAGCTCTCGCGCTTGCGACCGCCGCAGCGCCCGCCGCCACCAGATAGGGCACACCATTCGAGCAATGGCCGGCGAGTTCGCCACCATCGCATGTGGCGGAATGATCCCGAAGCCCTCGACATAGGCATTCAGCCGCGCCCGTAGAGCAACCGGATCAGATACATGGAACCCAGGCGCAAATTCTCCAAGTGTCATTGCTTTTGATGCGCACTTTTCCGCCAGATCGCACAATTCCGCGTCTGATACATCTACCGGCACGCGAAGCTTTCCAACTTTGCCGGCGATTTCCGCCAACCACTTATCGGCCTCGCGCTGTTTTTCGTAGAACTTGGCGAGTTCATGCCGAATGCCCCAGGCCGCGCTAATTTTCTGCGCGTGCATGCTGCCAACCCTCCGCCGCCATTGCTTCGGTACGGCCTTAATCCAGTCTTGCCGCCGCGCCTCGTCCCGGTATTCCGCCGCCCTAAAGCTCATCGTCTGAACCCGGCTCACGCTCATATTGCGGGCATACCATCAGCCAGCCGCGCCCGCGTTGAAAGCACTCGAATTCCAATACCGGCCCTGATCCAGTCCACTTGACAATTCGAGCAAAACGGCAAGTCATGCAAAGCTGCTTTTCAGGCATCAAAAAGCCCACCTGATAACCAAATCCATACCCGGAGCGAGTAGGGCGGCGATACCGCCCACGGCAAACATAATCCGACGCTTATTCCGCCGCCGTTCCGCCGTCATGATTGCCCGCCAGCCTTGCGCGTATGGATGGCCCATCATTGCAGCGACCCCCGCACAGTAGCCAATTCAGACAAGAATTCTGCCGCGTCTTTCGCCGCTTTACTCTTTGCCGCCGCCTCGTACCCCCATAACCACTCTTTGACCACGCGCCATTCTGAATATTGACCAAACGGCCCCCACGGAGCGCCATCCCTTTCCGACGCCGCTTGCCATTTCCTAACTGCCCAAAATTCAAGGCTTTCAATTTCGCGAGTCTTTTTCATGCTGCAACCCTCCCGCTAAATTCAGCATTCAACTTCGCCCAGGTAGCCCGCCGCTTGTCATGCGCCGCCCGTAAATCGCGCCGAGCGCCTTCCGGTAACTCATCCCAGGCTTTCGACAGATGCACGAACGGCACAACCGCCGCCCGCATGACCGCCGAACGGCGATCCGAATCCATGGCCATCCACCAACCCCGCGCCGGCTCATCACTCATTTTCAGTATTTCAAAGCACTGCGCCCGGATAGAATGCCAAGCCTGTTTTTTGCCGCCGCCCAGGTATGGCCGCATTTCCGTGCTGTCGTACTCACCAACCACGCCAGCAGCGTGCAGTTCATCAACAATTCGCGCCGCTTCTGCATACCCGCAACGGAAAGCCCGCTGTAATGCAGAAATTGAGATTGCCCCATGCGCCGCCGCCAGAACGGCAGCTTGATCGAAAAGAGAATTTTTCATGACGGTTTCCATTCGTCTGTTAATCGGTT